CACCAGAGAAAAAATGGCGGTTTTGCTGATACCGGTCTGCGCAGAAATGCGCGGGTACGACAGTGACTCGTCAAATCTCAGTTGTAGCACACGCAGGATCAATTCCGGATTGTCTGCCAGTACCGCTTTTCGTGCATTCATCTTAAATGTCCCTTTACTGCGAAAATGGACATTAGTATCGGAAACAGGAAAGGGAGGCGAAAGACGGTTTAAATGAGACGGTTACTGGAAAAGCTGCTCAAAGAAGACATATCCGTAAGTCAGTTTAACGATGTTCTTAAGGTCTTTCGTCAAGGCAGGTAGTTATGAGCAATACAGCAAAAATCTACGATTTCAGCGCCGCACACGAGCGCAGGAGCAACAGGATGGAGAACCAGAAAACTGGTTACATTCCGTTGTACCGGAGCATTCTGAAACAGTCATGGTCGAAAGATGTTTATCTTCGCACCCTGTGGGAAAACCTTCTCCTGAATGCCGCCAGAAAGCCATACAAAGCGAATTTCAAAGGTCATGAATGGCATCTGCAACCCGGTCAACTGGTTGTGACAGCAGCTGATTTAGGTCTTCAGTTATGCGACAGGCATGGCAAGCCAGCAAGCCGTGATCAGGTTGAGCGGATGCTTCAGGTTTTTGTGAAAGAGGGGATGATCTCCATTGATGGAGAGAAGCAAAAAGGTCGTGTGATCACCATCACAAATTACCATGAATATGCTCAAAAAATGGACAATTCACCCGCACATGAAGCCGCACAAACAACCGCACATGACGCCGCACATGATGAAGCCAGTAATGGCGCGGCTTTCAGCGTACATGCCGCACATGAAAGCGCACATGAAGCCGCACAAACAACCGCACATCATGAACAAGAAGGTATTAACAAGAATATAAATAATACCCCCCTACCCCCCAATGGGGGAGGTGATGGGCAGGTTAAACCTGAACGTCGCAAGGCAGAACGAATCGACTACGAATCCTTCCTGAACGCCTACAACACCGAAGTCGGTGACAGACTGCCACACGCTGTTGCGGTCAACGAGAAACGCAAACGCCGCCTGAAGAAAATCATCCCGCAACTGAAAACGCCAAACGTGGACGGTTTCAGAGCGTATGTCAGGGCGTTTGTGCATCAGGCCAAGCCGTTTTACTTCGGAGACAACGACACGGGCTGGACGGCTGATTTTGATTACCTGTTGAGGGAAGATTCGTTAACGGGAGTACGGGAAGGGAAGTTTGCAGACAGGGGGATTGCATGAGACAGGATATCGAAGCGAGCGTTATCGGTGGCCTGCTGATTGGTGGATTAACACCAACTGCCAGTGACGTTCTGGCAACGCTTGAGCCGGAAGCGTTTTCAATTCCGCTCTACCGGAAAGCCTTCGAGGTTATCCGCAAGCAGGCGAGAAACAGAAACCTAATCGACGCGCTGATGGTTGCCGAGGCGTGCGGAGAGGAGCATTTCACGTCAATCCTGATGACCAGCAAAAACTGCCCGAGCGCCGCAAACCTGAAGGGATATGCCGGAATGGTCGCGGATAACTATCACCGCCGTCTGGTGCTGGAAATCATGGATGAAATGCGTGAACCAATTCAGAGCGGAACCATCGATACATCGAGTCAGGCGATGGACGAGCTTGTAAAGCGTCTTTCAGCCATCAGAAAGCCCCGTGACGAGGTTAAACCTGTACGGTTAGGGGAAATCATCACTGACTACACTGACACGCTTGACAGGCGTCTGAGGAACGGAGAAGAGTCAGATACCCTGAAGACCGGAATCGAAGAACTTGACGCTATCACCGGAGGGATGAACGCAGAAGACCTGGTGATAATCGCTGCTCGTCCTGGTATGGGGAAAACCGAACTGGCGCTGAAGATTGCCGAAGGCGTTGCAAGCCGCGTTATTCCTGGTTCTGACGTCCGGCGCGGGGTATTGATTTTCTCAATGGAAATGAGCGCATTGCAGATTGCAGAGCGAAGCATTGCCAACGCCGGGAGGATGTCGGTTAGCGTACTGCGAAATCCTGCATCGATGGATGACGAAGGCTGGGCGCGTGTTGCTAACGGCATGAGTCAGCTTGCAGATTTGGATGTATGGGTAGTCGATGCCTCGCGGTTATCGGTCGAAGAAATACGCTCAATCGCAGAACGGCATAAACAGGAAAATCCAAATCTGTCACTCATCATGGCGGATTATCTTGGCCTGATTGAGAAGCCGAAAGCAGACCGGAACGACCTCGCAATTGCTCACATCTCCGGAAGCCTGAAGGCGATGGCGAAAGACCTGAAAACGCCTGTTATCTCCCTGAGTCAGCTTTCGCGCGATGTTGAGAAGCGACCAAACAAACGCCCGACAAACGCAGATTTGCGTGATTCAGGAAGCATTGAGCAGGACGCAGACTCAATCATCATGCTCTATCGGGAAGCGGTATATGACGAGAACAGTAGCGCCGCGCCATTTGCTGAAATCATCGTGACGAAAAACCGCTTTGGCTCGCTTGGTACGGTTTACCAGCGGTTCTGCAACGGACACTTTGTTGCATGTGACCAGGATGAAGCCAGACAGATTTGCACAACATCAAATGCACCCGCTGCACGTGGCAGACGATATGCACAAGGGGCTGACGTATGACCATCTACATCACTGAGCTTGTAACAGGCCTGCTGGTAATCGCAGGCCTTTTTATTTGGGGGAGAGGGAAGTGTGGCTGACTGGCAAATTCCAATCATCATTCTTGCCGGAGCTTCGCTGGTTGCTGGCTTTATCCTGCTGAAGAAGCATAAAGACCGTGATCAAAAAGTCGAAGTTCTCTATGGGTATCCAGCGAACAGCACAACATGGCTGACCATTTACCACTACCGGAAATCAGGCCGCTGGGTATTCGAATGGGATGATCTGTTCGCTGAAAAGCGACCAAAGTCATGGGGAGACATCAGCGAATGCATGATGTTTGAAGAAAGAAAATCCGGCGCAACCCGAGAAGAGTTTAACGAAGCGTGGGCGCGATTAAGTGAGAGAGGGTATTTGTGAGCAAGTACGAAAAATTAGATCAAAACATTCTTTCAATGCTGAGTGAAAGACCAACACCTGTTTTTGATATCTGGCTTAAATGGCGGAGCAATGGAATGTATATCGAAACCATCGATCGCCGTATGCAATACCTGAGAAAGAAAGGGCTTGTTGCAAATGTGCGTGGGAAGGGTTGGGTGAAAATTAACCTGTCATAACGGGGATTGATATGGACGAATCAAGAAAGCAGTTTGAAGAATGGTTTGAAAATTACACCGGATGTGATCCTAAAAATAAAATATACGCCAATATGGTTGAGATGTATTGGCAAGCGTGGCAGGCATCGCGAGCAGCTATCGAGATTGAGTGTCCTGGAAAAAGAGAGCGTGAGGCATTTTCTACCGATTTCGAGGATGGGGTCACATTTGGTTATAACGACGCAATTAGTGAATGCGAAGGACGGATTCGCGCTGCTGGAGTCAAAGTGAAGGAGTAACGATGAAGCAAACAATCTTCCTCCGAAGTAAGCAACAACAGCAAGCCGCAATAAATGCCATCCTCTCAACTCCTCTCGATAAAGACAAGCCAGTCACCATCCGCATTACTGACTACAAGCGCAACCTTGACCAGAACGCAAAATTTCACGCGATGGTCGCAGATATCGCTAGGCAAGTTCAGTGGCGCGATAAATGGTTAAAACCAGAACAATGGAAGGTTTTGTTGATCAGCGGTCATGCAGTGGCAACAAAACAGGAAGCTGATGTTTTGCCCGGCCTTGAAGGCGAATACGTCAACATTCGCGAAAGCAGCGCGCAGATGAGCGTGAAGCGTATGGCAAGTCTGATTGAGTACACGACAGCATGGGCTATTGGTCAGGGTGTCAGATTTACCGACAGGAGGTACGAATGAGACGACAGCGACGAAGTTTCACCGACATAATCTGCGAAAACTGCAAATACCTTCCAACGAAACGCTCCAGAAATAAACGCAAGCCAATCCCAAAAGAATCTGACGTAAAAACCTTCAATTATACGGCTCACCTGTGGGATATCCGGTGGCTAAGACATCGTGCGAGGAAATGACAATGGATTATTCAAAGTTAAGTGATTTTGAAATTAACAAGCGAGTAGCAGAGGTTATTTATAAAGACAGGAATGGTCTATTTGTTGCCAGAAATCTCCCTAGCAAGGAAGGAGTAACGATTGTTGCAGAAGTTAATTCTGAATATATCTGCATAGCGGCAGCTGACTACTGCAACAACCCGGCAGACGCATGGCCGATTATCATGGAAAACATGATCAGCGTATGTGCATACAAGCGAGCAAACCCTGGCATGAAAGCAGTGTCATGGTGGGAGGCTGATAGCTTTGGTGAGCATATTACTCTTGATGACAACCCACTCCGCGCTGCCATGATTGTCTTTCTCATGATGCAGGACGCCAATAATGCTTAGCCCATCCCAATCCCTTCAATACCAGAAAGAAAGTGTCGAGCGAGCTTTAACGTGCGCTAACTGCGGTCAGAAGCTGCATGTGCTGGAAGTTCACGTGTGTGAGCACTGCTGCGCAGAACTGATGAGCGATCCGAATAGCTCAATGTACGAGGAAGAAGACGATGAATGATTACCTGAAATGGTATCTCTGCCACCGCTGGTTAATTAAGTTTGCTGTAAAAGACTGGATGACAGCGGATGCCAACAAGCTTAAGCAAAGAAAAGACTATTACTACGCCAGAATGAAGGAAAACTACTGCTCAATTCGCACTCGCATATTTATTAAAAAAGACCTTCAGTCAATTCTTCAATTGCGAGGGAAGGTAAATGGCTAACCTACGCAAAGAAGCGCGCGGCAGAGAATGCCAGGTACGTATTTACGGCGTATGCAATGGTAATCCTGAAACTACAGTTCTGGCACATTACCGGATGGCTGGAATTTGCGGAACTGGAATGAAGCCTGACGACCTGATCGGCGCATGGGCTTGTAGCGCGTGTCACGATGAAATCGACCGACGCACCCATAATCTCGACAACAAAGACGCCAGACTTTACCACCTCGAAGGCGTGATCAGGACGCAGGCGATACTGCTGAAGGAGGGAAAGATTAAGCCATGAACGAATATCAGTTTGTGCTTCCATACCCGCCGTCGGTGAATACCTACTGGCGAAGACGGGGAAGCCAATACTACATCAGCGATAAAGGCCAGAAATACCGAAAAGACGTTCAGCAAATCATCCGCCAACTTAAGTTAGACATTTTCACCAAATCACGACTCCGCATCAAAGTCATCGCAGACGTTCCAGACTCCCGCCGCCGCGACCTCGATAACATCCTGAAAGGTTTACTCGACTCCCTTATCCACGCCGGATTTGCGGAAGACGACGAGCAATTCGATGACATTCGCGTAATTCGTGGCGTGAAAGTACCAGGCGGAAGGCTTGGAATAAAAATCACCGAACTGGAGAACGTATGAACGCCACAATTCAAACGATACCAGAGCTTCTTATCCAGACACGAGGCAATCAGACCGAAGTGGCGAGGATGCTTTCCTGCGCAAGAGGAACAGTGCTCAAGTACAACCGAGACAGCAAAGGCGAGCGTCACGTAATAGTTAACGGCGTCCTGATGGTCAAACAGGGCAAGAGGGGTAGACGATGAGCATAAGAGAACTAAACCTCACCAAAGAGCAGCACGAGTGGCTGAATGGCTGGCTTGAACTGTGGGGCGCATGGGTTTATTCAGGTCGCCTGGAAAAGCGCATGAGCAGCGTAATAGCGAAGTTCATGGAGAGCGTAGAGCCGGGAAGAGTTATGACAAGGCCGATGTGCAATGATGATGATGGAATGTTGATTTCTCAGGTCGTCGATTCCGTCATGTACATTGACAAAAAAGCCTTTGGCATCCTCCTCAGCTACTACGCTCATGGTTCATCTAAGCGAGCAATTGCATCCTACTATCACGCGACTGCAAAGCCACGCAAGATGTGTGGACGTGGTGGCGAGGGATGGAGAAAACCTTCACTGGCAACCTGTAGAAACGAAATTGACGACATCCTGAAAGCGTCATTATTTGTTTTATACCAGCCGATGCAAAATGCTTTCAAAATGCGTAAACGTGTTGAGAAAGTTAAGCATGTTGCTGTTAAAAGCCTTGACATGCAATTAGCCATTTAGCCATAATTAGAAGGTAAGCTGCCGTTAGTGACTCTTAAGTTGCAACGGTGGCTTTTTTATTTGCACAACAGGTAAGAGCATTGAACCCGCAGACCTCGCGGAATTGGCGAAAGGTGCCGCGCAGTGCTCTTATCGTTGTGGTGAAGCTCAATGGCGAGCTAGCAGATAGGCGATAGTGAAAATACTAGTCATGTAGCTGACCGCCGCGCGTACTGCAATCGGCAGCGCACCGATGGAAGCCGGTTCGATTCCGGCCGCCACAACCCAAACTGAGCCGTAGCCACTGGCTGTCCTGAATTCATCAGTGATAGTTATGCTGCGGCCTTCTACACATGACCTTCGTGAAAGCGGGTGGCATGAGGTTGCGCTAACAACCTCCTGCCGTTTTGCCCGTGCATATCGGTCACGAACAAATCTGATTACTAAACACAGTAGCCTGGATTTGTTCTATCAGTAATCGACCTTATTCCTAATTAAATAGAGCAAATCCCCTTATTGGGGGTAAGACATGAAGATGCCAGAAAAACATGACCTGTTAGCCGCCATTCTCGCGGCAAAGGAACAAGGCATCGGGGCAATCCTTGCGTTTGCAATGGCGTACCTTCGCGGCAGATATAATGGCGGTGCGTTTACAAAAACAGTAATCGACGCAACGATGTGCGCCATTATCGCCTGGTTCATTCGTGACCTTCTCGACTTCGCCGGACTAAGTAGCAATCTCGCTTATATAACGAGCGTGTTCATCGGCTACATCGGTACTGACTCGATTGGTTCGCTTATCAAACGCTTCGCTGCTAAAAAAGCCGGAGTAGAAGATGGTGGAAATCAATAATCAACGTAAGGCGTTCCTCGATATGCTGGCGTGGTCAGAGGGAACTGATAACGGACGGCAGAAAACCAGAAATCATGGTTATGACGTCATTGTTGGCGGAGAGCTATTCACTGATTACTCCGATCACCCTCGCAAACTTGTCACGCTAAACCCCAAACTCAAATCAACAGCAGCCGGACGTTACCAGCTTCTTTCACGTTGGTGGGATGCCTACCGCAAGCAACTTGGCCTGAAAGACTTCTCTCCCAAAAGCCAGGACGCAGTGGCATTGCAGCAGATTAAAGAGCGTGGCGCTTTGCCGATGATTGATCGTGGTGATATTCGTCAGGCAATTGACCGTTGCAGCAATATCTGGGCTTCACTGCCGGGCGCTGGTTATGGTCAGTTCGAGCATAAGGCTGACAGCCTGATTGCAAAATTCAAAGAAGCAGGCGGAACGGTCAGAGAGATTGAGGTATGAGCAGAGTCACCGCGATTATCTCCGCTCTGGTTATCTGCATCATCGTCTGCCTGTCATGGGCTGTTAATCATTACCGGGATAACGCCATCGCCTACAAAGCCCAGCGCGACAAAGCCACATCCATCATCGCTGACATGCAGAAGCGTCAACGTGATGTAGCAGAACTCGACGCAAGATATACAAAGGAACTTGCTGATGCTAACGCGACTATCGAAAGTCTCCGTGCTGATGTTTCTGCTGGGCGTAAGCGCCTGCAAGTCGCCGCCACCTGTACAAAGTCAACGACCGGATCCAGCAGCATGGGCGATGGAGAAAGCCCAAGACTTACAGCAGATGCTGAACTCAATTATTACCGTCTCCGAAGTGGAATCGACAGGATAACCGCGCAGGTTAACTACCTGCAGGAGTACATCAGGACGCAATGCCTTCGATGATAGCGATAATTTTACTCATCATCCTTCACATCTGGCTCTGTAGACAGGGTGATGATCACTTCTGGAGTGAATCCAGATTAAACATCTCATTGCTGATGCTTGATATTGAGCATCTGGCGCGCAGTAAGGGGCTGCGTTGAGATAAGAGCCAGTCATTACAAATACCAGGATTTAGCCTCGCATTTGCGGGGCTTTTTTACATCTGCAGTAAACCGCGCATCGCAGCGCGTAACAATCCCGAGTCTTTCAGAAAGCTGAGCCTGAGAATTGCCGTATATGGTGGCGACCATCTCGGGGACGGCTTTTCTGTGCGAACAGGCTCATCTTTCTAAAAGGTAAACGCTATGAATAACTTTGTTGAAATTACCTCAAGAATTGGTCGCATGTACCAAGATTTTCTTATAAGTGGAAAGGGGTCTGGCGACATCATAGAGGAAATTGACAAGCTAAGTGCAGAGCTGAGAAGGAATGGGTGTGTTAATTCTATCTTTTTTGAAACTTTGCTAAAGCAAGGCTTCATGTTTGACATGATTAATTACAACAAAGTCGCACCCAGTGCTTCGCAAAAATCATATGTGTACGTTCTGCATGCTGAAGATAGTGGGCTAACAAAAATAGGGTTTAGTCGCAGGGTTAATAAACGAATTTCAGAGATATCTCGCATGAGTGGTGGGAAGCTAAATCTAATTGCAAAGATTCCGTCCGATAGAGAGCTTGAAACCAAATTGCACCAAAAATATTACAACTATAGGTCGCACGGGGAGTGGTTTAGCCTCAATCGTTGTCATTTGAAAGAGCTAAAAGAAATGCCTGGTAACGAACTGAAATAATCCCCGGACTCACTAATTAACGGCAGTACAGCGAAACAACCCAAGCCAGTAAGTGGGGAAATAACACTGGCAGCCACTGAAAGATGAACCTCCAGCCTTAAGGCAAAAAAGATTCTTTGTGGTGGCGGACTGATGGAAAGACATCGGTTATTGCAGAGACCATTCAATGAGTGGTCTCGACAATGGCTTATACCCTACACGGGATATCTTAACTGATATCCCTTTTAACGGATAAACGGAGCCAACAATGGCAGAGATTATTCCCATGACTGAAGAACAGAAATTCCAGTTAGAGATTTACAAACTGGTCATGAACCAGAACGCAGCCGCAGAAGAAGCATTTCAATTCATTGGCACTGACGAGCTGAAGCTTGAGCTATTCAAAATTCACTTCCAGTCAGGCGGCGCTAATTCAGATATCACGATCCGCACATTTGAAGCGGTGCGTAAATCGAAGGAAGCGTTAGACCTGTTCACTACCGGAGCATAAACATGGCGCGCCCAACAAAGTATCAAGAGGCGTACGCCGAACAGGCACGCAAACTGTGCTTGCTGGGCTACACCGATGCAGAGCTTGCTGATTTCTTCGAAGTCAGTGAGTCAACTATTAACAAGTGGAAGCTTGATTATCCTAAGTTTTCGGAGTCCATAAAAAAGGGTAAGGCCGTCGCTGATGCAGAAGTTAGTGATCGTCTTTATCAACGCGCTATGGGCTTCGTGGCTCCAGATATCGATATTCGTGTTATTGAAAACAGAATTGTCGAAACTCCGCTTGAGAAGTATTACCCGCCTGATACAACCGCTGCCATTTTCTGGCTTAAGAACCGACAGAAGGATAAATGGCGCGACAAGGTTGATCACGAGCTAACAGGCAAAGACGGCGGCGCAATCCAGATTGAAACATCACCGATGAGCACTCTATTCGGAAAATGACCTCGATTAATCCTATCTTTGAACCGTTCATTGAGGCGCATCGCTACAAAGTCGCCAAAGGCGGTCGAGGTAGCGGTAAGTCATGGGCAATTGCTAGGCTGCTTGTTGAAGCGGCGCGTCGTCAGCCAGTGCGTATTCTCTGCGCTCGTGAACTGCAAAACAGTATCAGCGATTCGGTAATCCGGCTGCTTGAAGATACCATTGAGCGTGAAGGGTATTCGGCTGAGTTTGAAATTCAGCGTTCCATGATTCGTCATCTCGGAACGAATGCTGAATTCATGTTCTACGGCATCAAAAACAACCCGACGAAGATTAAATCGCTCGAAGGTATTGATATCTGCTGGGTGGAAGAAGCGGAAGCGGTAACGAAGGAATCATGGGATATCCTGATACCGACCATCCGTAAGCCGTTCTCTGAAATATGGGTGAGCTTTAACCCGAAAAACATCCTCGACGATACCTATCAGCGATTCGTTGTAAATCCTCCCGATGATATTTGCCTGCTGACGGTGAACTACACCGACAACCCGCACTTTCCTGAAGTTCTCCGTCTGGAGATGGAAGAGTGTAAACGCAGAAATCCGACACTGTATCGTCACATCTGGCTTGGTGAGCCGGTAAGCGCAAGTGATATGGCAATCATCAAACGAGAATGGCTTGAAGCTGCAACCGATGCGCACAAGAAACTCGGATGGAAAGCGAAAGGCGCTGTTGTCTCTGCGCATGACCCATCAGATACAGGGCCAGATGCTAAAGGTTATGCATCGCGTCACGGTTCGGTAGTTAAGCGCATTGCTGAAGGTCTGCTGATGGACATCAACGAGGGTGCTGACTGGGCTACTTCGCTGGCGATTGAAGACGGCGCTGACCATTACCTGTGGGATGGTGATGGTGTTGGTGCCGGGCTACGCAGACAGACAACGGAAGCGTTCTCCGGCAAGAAAATCACCGCCACGATGTTCAAGGGCAGCGAATCGCCATTCGATGAAGATGCGCCTTATCAGGCCGGAGCATGGGCCGATGAAGTCGTACAGGGCGACAACGTTCGCACTATTGGTGATGTGTTCCGCAATAAGCGAGCACAATTCTATTACGCGCTGGCTGACAGGCTGTATCTGACATATCGGGCGGTTGTTCACGGTGAGTATGCAGACCCAGACGACATGCTGAGTTTCGACAAAGAAGCGATAGGCGAGAAGATGCTGGAGAAGCTGTTTGCAGAACTGACGCAGATTCAGCGCAAATTCAATAACAACGGGAAGCTGGAGCTTATGACTAAGGTCGAAATGAAGCAGAAGCTCGGTATTCCATCTCCTAACCTGGCTGATGCGCTGATGATGTGTATGCATTGCCCGGAGTCGGCTGCGCAACCCGACTATTCCAGTTACTCAATTCCTTGTGGTGTAGGTTGATATGGCAGAAAAAAAGATGACTGACTGGCATCGCAAGGTGCTGTGCAACTTTGATAATGCCTGGTCAGCAACGCAGGATATGCGTGAGCAGATTATTGAGGCTCAACGTTTCGTCCGGGTATCCGGCGCACAGTGGGAAGGCAGCACAAACGCTGGTTACTCATTTGATGAAGGCAGGTTTGAGCATTACCCGCGCTTTGAACTGAATAAGATTGCCCGTGAATGTGATCGCATCATTGGCGAGTATCGACAGAATCGCATCAGCGTTAAATTCAGGCCGAAGGACGATAAGGCATCGGAAGCGTTAGCCGAAAAGATGAACGGCAAATTCCGCGCTGACTATCAGGAAACATCCGGTGGTGAAGCGTGTGATAACGCATTTGATGATGCTGTAACGGGCGGATTCGGTTGTTTCCGCATGTGTGCCGATTACGAAGATGAAATGGATCCGAGTAACGAGCAGCGACGCATCAGTCTTCTTCCTGTTTACGACCCAGCGACATGCGTCTTCTTCGATCAGGACAGCAAGCAATATGACCGATCTGATGCTATGTGGGCTATGGAAATGTTCTCCATGACGCCTAAAGCGTTCGAGGCTGAATACCCTGATTCCATTGCGGCAAGCCTTTCTCGTGATGGCACTGGTACTCAGTATGACTGGTCAACGCCAGATGCCATCTATGTTGGACGCTACTACGAAGTTCGCATAGAGAAGGTGAAGCTCACGGCGTGGCGCAACCCTGTTAGCGGAGAAACGGCAATCTATGATGAAGAGCAAATCAAAGATATTGTCGACGAGCTGACCGATGGTGCATTCGAACTGATTGGTGAGCGGACAGTGAAGAAACGCCGAGTTTATTGCGGTCTTCTGTCTGGCGCTGAATGGCTGGAAGAACCGAAGCGCATTCCGGGCGAACATATTCCTCTCATCCCGGTATATGGGCGTCGTTCATTTGTTGATAATCAGGAGCGAATCGAAGGCCACGCAGCAAAAGCGATGGATGCACAGCGTCTTGAGAACCTGATGGTTTCCATGATTGCAGATAACGCCACTCAGGCTGGCGGTGATGGCATTCCTATCGTGGATGTTGATTTCATTCCCGGCCCATTAATGAATTACTGGGCAGAGAGGAATAAGAATAGACCTGCAGTTCTTCCTATGACCAGCAAGAAGGACAAAAACGGAACAGTCATTTCAGAAGCTCAGGTTGCTGGCTGGACACCTCCGACACAAATGCCTCCAGCTCTTGCCGGGCTATTGCAGTACACCGGAACGGCTATTCAGCAAATTACAGGTGCGTCGCAGCTTGAGAACATGCCGAGCAACGTCGCCACCGATACCGTTGATAGCATCTTTAACCGGATGGATACGCAGTCCTATATCTACATGGACAACATGGCTAAATCCATGCGTCGCGCTGGCGTTGTGTGGCTTTCTATGGCGCGTGAGGTCTATGGCAGTGATACGCCGATGCGTATCGTGAATGAGGACGGCAGCGATGACGTGGCGCTGATGACTGGTGAAGTGGTTGACCGTCAGACAGGGCAGGTTATCGCGCTTAACGACCTTTCGCAGGGTAACTATGAAGTGACTGTCGATGTCGGTCAGTCGTTCGCTACTCGCCGTGACGCAACGGTTAAGTCGTTACTTTCCATGCTGGCACTTATCCCACCAGGAACGCCGAAGCACGACCTTGTATCGTCGATGATTCTCGACAATATGGACGGCGAAGGGATGGACGACCTGAAAGAATACAACCGCAATCAGTTGCTTCTGTCTGGCGTTATCAAGCCGAGAACGCCTGAAGAACAGCAGATGGTTGAACAGGCGAAACAACAACAGGCCAGTCAGCCAGATCCGGCTATGGTTGCAGCGCAAGGTCAGCTTCTTGCTGGTCAGGCTGAATTGCAGAAAGCGCAGAACGAACAGGCAGCCATTCAGGTTAAAGCATTCCAGGCACAGACGGATGCTCAGGTTGCTGTGGCAAATGTTGTGAAAATCCTCGCATCTGCCGATAGCCAGCAAAAATCTGATATCCGTGAGGCGCTGAAACTGCTCGGACAGTTCCAGCAACAGCAAGGAGATAATGCCCGTGCTGATGCAGAGCTTGTCCTGAAAAGTCAGGCACAGGGCCATGCGCAGCGCATGGACATCAGCAGCATCCTGCAAAAATCAACTCAGCAACAACCACAGTAGTAATTAACCCATAACGTGCAATGGCTGTCTTTATGAGGCCTGGCACCCTATTGCCTTCCGATGGGCTGAACATCGAGTAAACAGGGGTAACAAATGGACCAGATGGCAGAAAACACACCAGAAGTTGAAATCGAAACCGACGCGTCAGAGCAGATTCCTGATGATGTCGAACTGGCTGAAGAAGTCGAAAAAGAAGATGGCAGTGAGTCATCCGGCAATGATGCAGAGGAAGCTACTGAAACTGATGACGACGAATCAGAACAGGAATTCTACTTTGGTGACGAAAAGCTGGATTCGCCAACCAGCGAAGATGGCGCAGAGCATGGACTGGTAAAACACCTGCGCAAGACGATTAAAGAGAAAGACCGCGAGCTGAAAGAGCTGATGCGTCAGTCTCAGAAACCCGTCGAGCAGCAGCCGGTAATCACTCAACCACCGCGAATGCCAAAACTGGATGATGAGGACATCGATTTCGATGAAGAAATCTACCAGCAACGCATGGCTAAGTGGGCAGAGGATAACGGCAAGTACCAGCAACAGGAGATGGCTCGCAAGCAGAAGGAGCAGGAGCTTCAGGCTGCCTATCAAGAGCGATTATCCAAATATCAGCAACGTGTTAAGGCCCTCAAGGTTCCTGGCTATCAGGAAGCTGAACAGGCCGTACTCGAGGAAATCCCCATCGAGACACAAAACGCGATCCTGTTTGAGTCAGAGAAGCCGGAAATCGTTGTTCTGGCACTCGGTCGCAACGCTGAACTGCGCAAGCAACTGGCAGAAGCTACCAACCCCGTAGCAATTGGTCGTCTGCTGGAACGTATCGAATCTAAGGCCAGAATCATGCCAAAAGCAAAAACCACGGCAGCCACAACCCCGACAGTTAAGGGGAGCAACGGCGCAGTAATCAACAACCTCGACAAACTGAAAGCCAGGGCGCTGGAAACTGGTGACTGGACGCCGTATTTCGCCGCTAAAAAGGCAAAAAAATAACCTATCGGAGCATTAAGCATGGCTAACCAATTAGCAAAAGACCTTGAAATCATGTTCGAAAACTACGTTGAAGGCTTTGAGGCCGCCTGCGTAGTTTCCCGTAACGCTAAAAAATTCCGTCCCGGTGATACAGCAATGCAGCGAGCAGGTGATGTTCTGTATCGTCCGCAGCATTACCACATGAACATTGAGGAAGGCCTCGATCTCAGCAGCAAAACACCAACAGCACTGGTTCAGCGCCTTGTTCCTTCAGTGTTCAAGGAGCCGAAAAACATTCTGTACACTCTGGATGCGCGTGAAATGCGTGACCCGGAACATAAAACTGAAGCTGGTCGCGCCGCAGGTATGCGCCTTGCTGCACAGATTGACTCTGACCTGATTTCCATGGTCACGCAGCGTGCTACTAACGTGATCACAATGGCTGACTCAACCACTGGTTCACAGGGACGTGATTTGTGGAACTGTGCGGCAGGTATTGATGCCACCATGACGGCGATTGGTGTACCACAGGGTATCAACCGCCGCTCTTTCTGGAACCCCTTCAACTACAAAGACCTTGCTGGCGAGCTTGGTCACCGTGCTTATGCTCAGGGCGCAACCCTGACAGCATACGAAAAAGCGCAGATCCCTCCGGTTGCGTCCTTCGATAGCTACAAGACCGATATTTCTGGTCGTGTTCCGAAAGGGACAGCAACTTCCCTGACGCTGGCGGCTGAACCTGCGCACAAGGTTGAAGCGAAAGATGCCAACGATATGCCAGTGGATAACCGACAGGGGACCATTACGGTATCTGCATCTGGTTTGCAGGCTGGCGATGCGTTCACCATTGCTGGCGTGAATTCCGTACACCAGATCACCAAAGATACCACCGGGCAGCCGCAGGTATTCCGCGTTCTGGCAGTAAGCGGAACGACAGTAACTATCTCCCCGAAAATTCTGCCGCCTGACAACGCGGATGCCGCCAGCCGTCCATATGCAAACGTTGATGCTAACGCGGCAAATGGTGCAGCAATTACCATTCTCAACAAAAATGCCGCACCGGCTAACCTGTTCTGGGCTGATGGTTCTGTTGAACTGATGTACGGCAAACTGGCGTTCCCGACTGGTCAGGGTCCACAGGTAATGACAGCAACCACCGAGCAGGGCGCTACGCTGATCATGTCTTACGCCTTCGACCACATCAAAGGCGTAACCACTGCGCGTTTCACCACTCTGTACGGTTGCTCTGTACTGGTTCCTGAATATACGGGCATCGTTATTGCCGGGCAGTAATTTTGGTGGGGCTTCGGCCCCATTTTTATTGGGAGAAGACAATGGCACGAACAATGCTCTATAAGCCGGGCAACATGATCACCTGTGGTCAGTTTGCTGTCGATTACATCATTGTTGATGACGAAGAAGTTAAAACTCACCTGAAAAAAGGCTGGGTAAAAACTCCTGAAGAAACCGCAACGAAGCAAAAAGTGGCTAAGGCGGAAGAAGATGGCGAAAACGAAGGGTGATCTCGTTCTTAAGGCTTTACGAAAAGCCGGGCTGTATTCCAATGCCACGTTGACAGATGCCGACCCTCAGGCAATTGAAGATGCCATTAATGACCTCGAAGACATGATGGCAGCATGGCAGGCGAAAGGTATCGAGCTTGGATATCAGTTTGCGGATACAGAAAACGGCATCATGCCGTTACCTGACGATGATTCAGGTATCCCTGCATGGGCAAATGATGGCGTCGCTTTGAAGCTCGCTGTGCAAGTGTGCATGGATAACGTCATTCAGCCGTCGGATGCTCTCCTGACCGCTGCTGACAGTGCATATCAGACAATCTGTATCGCTTTAACCAAAATACCACCACTTGAGCGACGAAATGACATGCCTCGCGGTAGTGGTAACAAAAGCGCGTTTACGTGGAATCGGTTTTACATCGAGAAAGATGATCCGAGTACGTGAGGTGAATAAATGCCGATTCAGCAACTTCCGCTTATGAAAGGTGTCGGCAAAGACTTTCGAAACGCCGACTATATCGACTATCTGCCAGTAAATATGTTGGCAACACCCAAAGAAATCCTTAACAGCAGCGGATATCTTCGCTCATTCCCGGGCATTGCCAAACGTTCTGATGTGAACGGCGTATCGCGCGGCGTCGAGTACAACATGGCGCAGAGTGCTGTTTATCGCGTGTGTGGTGGGAAGCTTTACAAAGGCGAAAGCGAAGTCGGTGACGTCGCCGGAAGTGGTCGCGTATCAATGGCGCATGGTCGGACATCTCAGGCTGTAGGCGTTAATGGTCAACTGGTCGAGTATCGCTATGATGGCACGGTTAAAACCGTCTCAAACTGGCCTACAGACAGTGGATTCACTCAGTATGAGTTAGGCTCAGTCCGCGACATTACGCGCTTACGTGGGCGTTATGCGTGGTCAAAAGACGGAACTGATTCATGGTTTATCACTGACCTTGAAGACGAATCGCATCCTGACCGATACAGCGCACAATATCGCGCAGAATCGCAGCCGGACGGCATCATCGGTATCGGAACATGGCGAGACTTCATCGTCTGCTTTGGTTCATCAACGATTGAATATTTCTCCCTGACTGGTGCAACCACTGTTGGTGCCGCGTTGTATGTCGCACAGCCATCGCTGATGGTGCAGAAAGGCATTGCCGGAACTTACTGCAAAACGCCGTTTGCTGATTCCTATGCGTTCATCAGCAATCCGGCAACGGGTGCGCCGTCTGTATACATCATCGGCTCCGGTCAGGTGTCACCAATCGCCAGCGCGAGCATTGAGAAAATCCTCCGCTCCTACACTGCTGATGAACTGGCTGATGGTGTGATGGAATCGCTGCGATTTGATGCTCATGAGTTGCTGATTATCCACCTTCCTCGCCATGTTCTCGTGTACGACGCATCTTCAAGCGCCAATGGTCCGCAATGGTGTGTGCTGAAAACAGGCTTGTATGACGATGTGTACCGCGCTATCGACTTCATTTACGAAGGCAATCAGATAACGTGCGGCGATAAGCTGGAATCGGTTACCGGCAAATTGCAGTTCGATATCAGCAGCCAGTACGACAAGCAACAGGAACACCTGCTGTTTACTCCCCTCTTCAAAGCGGATAACGCCAGAGTTTTCGACCTTGAAGTTGAATCTTCAACGGGTGTTGCGCAGTACGCCGATCGCCTTTTTCTCTCTGCAACCACTGACGGCATAAATTACGGTCGTGAGCAGATGATTGAGCAGAATGAACCGTTCGTTTACGACAAACGCGTTTTGTGGAAGCGAGTCGGGCGCATCAGGAAAAATGTCGGCTTCAAATTGCGCGTTATCACGAAGTCACCTGTCACTCTGTCTGGCTGCCAGATAAGGATTGAGTAATGGCTGATTCGAATCTCAATGAGCCAGTAATCATCCAGGCTACGCGGCTCGATACATCAGTTCTTCCACGCAATATCTTCTCGCAGTCGTATCTGCTTTACGTTATCGCACAGGGCACTGATGTTGGTAACGTGGCTAACAAGGCCAACGAAGCAGGGAAGGGGGCTTATGATGCACAGGTGAAGAATGATGAGCAGGATGTCACCCTTGCAGACCATGAATCCAGAATTGAAGCTGCTGAAGCAACTCTCATCAATCATGAACATAGAATTGCAGCAGCGGAAAGCACTCTTGCAGATCATGAAACAAGGATTACGGCTGCCGAAACAGAGCTGGCTGATCACGAGACGCGAATTGCTGCCAATGAATCTGAGTTAGCAAACCATGATGCGCGAATAACTCAGAATACAACCGATATCGACGCACTTGATACCAGGCTCACAGCGGCAGAGGGAAGTATTTCGACACTACAAAGCACAGTTGGTGATCACTCAACAAGAATATCTGCGCTTGAGTATGCCACCACGCGCAAGAAATCAGAGGTTGTTTACTCAGGAGTATCGGTAACCATCCCGACAGCGCCGACCAACCTTGTTAGCCTGCTGAAAACGCTCACGCCGTCATCCGGCACGTTGGCACCATTCTTCGACACCGTTAACAACAAGATGGTTGTGTTCAACGAGAACAAAACCTTGTTCTTCAAGCTGTCGATCGTCGGGACGTGGCCCAGCGGAACCGCAAACAGGTCAATGCAGCTAACCTTTTCCAGCTCTGTTCCTGACACACTGGTAAGCAGTCGCAACTCGGCGACAACAACCGATAACATCCTGTTAGCTACGTTCTTCAGCGTGGATAAAGACGGCTTTCTTGCCACAAATGGCAGCACGTTAACCATTCAGTCAAATGGTGCGGCGTTTACTGCCACAACCATCAAGATAATCGCGGAGCAGTGATGATTCAGTTCAAACCAACGCGAAACATCGACCTGATAGAAGCAGTCGGAAATCACCCTGACATTATTGCCGGGAGCAACAACGGTGATGGATACGACTACAAACCTGATTGCCGTTACTTTGAGGTGAACGTGCACGGGCAGTTCGGCGGCATTGTTTACTATCAGGAGATTCAGCCGCTGACATTCGATTGCCACGCCATGTACCTGCCAGAGGTTCGTGGATTCAGCAAGGAAATCGGGCTGGCGTTCTGGCGATACATTCTGACTAACACCACTGTTCAGTGTGTCACATCGTTCGCTGCACGCAAATTCCGCCACGGGCAGATGTACTGCGCAATGATTGGCCTTAATCGTGTAGGAACCATCAAGAAATACTTCAAAGGCGTGGATGACGTGACGTTTTACAGCGCCACACGCGAAGAACTAATCGACTTCCTGAATCACGGGAGATAGCCATGTTATATGCATTTAAGCTGGGCAGAAAACTGCGCGGCGAGGAACCTTATTGCCCTGAAAAAGGCGGTAAAGGTGGCAGTTCTGATAAAAGCGCAAAGTATGCAGCAGAAGCTCAGAAGTATGCCGCAGACCTGCAAAATCAGCAGTTCAACACCATCATGAATAACCTGAAGCCGTTTACTCCTCTGGCTGAGAAGTATGTCGGCAGCCTCGAGAACTTATCGTCTCTGGAGGGGCAAGGTCAGGCACTTAACCAGTATTACAACTCTCAGCAGTATAAAGACCTTGCAGGTCAGGCTCGCTATCAGAGTCTGGCGGCAGCGGAAGCAACAGGTGGATTGGGTTCCACCGCAACCAGTAATCAGTTAGCAACAATCGCACCAACGCTTGGTCAGCAATGGCTATCTGGACAAATGAACAATTACAACAACCTGGCAAATATCGGTCTTGGCGCTCTTCAGGGGCAGGCAAACGCCGGGCAAACATATGCCAACAACATGAGTCAGATTTCACAGCAAAGCGCGGCGCTGGCTGCGGCAAACGCCAACCGACCGTCAGCATTGCAGCAGGGGGTTAGTGGTGCTGCATCCGGTGCGCTTTTGGGTGGTGGCATAGCCAGTGCTCTCGAGCTATCAACTCCGTGGGGTGCTGGTATCGGTGCTGGTCTTGGTCTGCTTGGCTCGTTGTTTTAAGGGGTAATCAATGGCTACGTGGCAACAGGGTATTAATTCTGGTGGTTTTTTGGCTGGCATTGGCGCGCAAAACGAGAATGCGCCAAAGGCAAGCGACATTAACGCAACGCTTGGTCTGATCCGCGAAAACAATGAACTGGCTCGCTCAGGTGCAAATAACGTTGGTCTGACCGCGTTACGTGGTCTGGCTGGAGTTGCTGATATTTATAAGCAGGAACAGCAACAGAAAGCTATTAGTGCGTTCAATAAGGTTCACGCTGATGCATGGGCTTCTGGTGATCCATCGGGACTATTTAAGTTTGCCCAGGAAAATCCAGCGTTTGTTGCACAGGCACAACAGGCGTTTTCCGGTCTTAATGAGCAGCAACGCAACGATATGGGCGATTTAGCCATGAGGGCTAACGTCGCTCTTTCTCAGGGACCGGAAGCCTACAGTAAATTCATTACTGACAACAAGGACAGGTTAAATCGCGTGGGTGCTAATGCTGACTGGATGATTCAGACAGGTATCCAGAATCCCGAGCAGCTATCACACATGCTGACTACTATGTCTCTCGGTGCGCTTGGACCAGAAAAGGCGTTTGCTGTTCAGGATAAGATGGTTGGTCGCCAGCAGGAGCAGCAAAGAATTAACGAAACCATTCGCAATAATGACATGACGAATGCGAGGGCTATTAGGGGGCAGGATCTTTCCTATAAGGCTCAAATGGCAAGACTGAATCACGACAAGTATGTGTTTAAGCAGTCACAGGCGGCCCTTGAAAGAGCAGGACAACTTCAGGATATGGATGTTTTGTCTCTTAACTCACAGATAGCAGCGACGGGAATTGATCCGCTAACCGGTAAAGCTGCAACGTCAGCCAGAATGTCTCAGGCTAAGAGATGGCTTGATGGCAACAATAATTACAACAATGCGTTGATTACTGGTGAGCGAGGGATAGAGAAAATTGATTCTTTGCTTGGTAAGAAGGAGCTTGAAGGTATCGGTCGCTTCGAAGGAAGAAATATAGATGGCTTCACAAGTGCTGAAGGGCTTGCAAACCGTAATGCGATAGAAGAATTAAAGTCGGGTGCGTTTGTCCAGAACGTGCAGACTATGCGAGGTATGGGTAGCCTCTCCAATGCTGAAGGCCAAAAACTGGAAAACCTGATCGCGAAACTCGATATAACACAGCCTGAAGAGGTCGTCAGAAAACAGTTATCTGAAATACGATCTCAATATTCTGTATTTCAAAAGGTTGCAGCAAGGGAGGCTGAATCAATGGGATACAGTTCATCAGGTTATGACACATATGTTAGTGAGCGAAAATCAGGAAGCGACAGCAATAAGTCCGGTTTCTCGTCTTTATGGGGTGATTAATGGCTAAAGCATGGAAAGACGTTATCGCTTCTCCACAGTATCAGGCGTTAACTGAAGAACAGAAAGCACAGGCTCAAGCGCAATATTTTGATGAGGTTGTTGCCCCTAAGGCTGGTGACAAATGGGCTGAAGCAAGAGATCAGTTTTATGCAGCATACCCTCCGCCTCAGCAGCAGAAAGAAGAACCATCATTGATGCAACAAGCTGGCGATTGGCTCACTGGTGGTCAAAGTGCAGGGCAAATTGCAGAACAGGCTGGTCGTGGTCTGGTAAACATACCATTTGACGTGTTACAGGGTGGCGCAAGTCTGATTAATGCAATCAGCCAGGGGCTTGGTGGCCCAAAGGTTTTGGATGATGTTTATCGCCCTGTCGATCGACCGACAGACCCTTACGCGCAAGCCGGTGAAACAATTGGTGGGTATCTCCTGCCAATTGGCACAGCGGCAAAAGCTGCTGGAGCGCCAGCAAAGCTCGCTGGAGATATCGGTTCCGCAGGAAACATGATTGCAGGTTCTCTTGCTGATGCTGCAAATCAGGAGGGCGACTTTGCACAAAATGCTGCCATTAACGGTGGTATCAATATTGGTGCTCAGGGGATACTTTCTGGGGCTGGAAGGCTCTTAACCTCTAAATCACCTCAAGTTCTTGGTGGCGGGGCAATAAATTCCGCTGCTGATGTTTCGAAAATGGCAAAGTCTGGTACAGGAAGAGAGATTATTGCCAGACAGTCAGCTAACGTGTCAGACGAAATAGCAAAAGCAGCAGATACCGCTGGAATAGATATCAACGCATTAACTCCTGGCATGAGATCAGGTAGTCGTGGTCTTGCTCAGGCGGAGGGGATTCTGGCGTCAAAGCCCGGAATTACACAGGATGCACACACCAAAGCATTCAGTGAAATAGAGTCGAAATTTAACTCAGCATTGGATGAGTTTGGGGCTGAAGCAGGAACTGCATCAGAAAAAAGTGCAGCCATAAAACAAAGGGTTTTGGCAAGTATTGATAAAATGAAAAATTCAGAAAAGGCCGCATGGGATAGCGTCCGCTCCACGATGCCTGACGCAAAGGCCAGAATGTTAAACCTGAACGCTACAATTCAGGGTGATATTTTGGCTGGCATGCCGCTAACTCCTGAGATGAAACAATTCGCATCTGCTTATGCTAAAACTGGTAAAAATGGAATCACGTTTGATGCCATGAAGGCATGGCGAAGTAAACTTGCTGACGCTGAGCAGAAGTATATAAGGTCTGGTGAGGCAAATACGGCAAGGCGCATGGCTGAGCTTCGTGATGCAGCAACGGAAGATATGCGCATAATGGCTCAAAATGGCGGTTTTCTTGATGACTGGCAAAAAGCTAATGATCTGTCAAAGGCAAGATTTACAGCACAAGAACAGGCTGAAGCAGCGTTTGGTAGAGACCTTGCAACTGATCAGTTGGTAACTAATGGCTCTAAGGCGTTACAGGGCTCAGCAAAAAGTGGAACAGGTCAGTTTCATAAAATAATAAGCGCCCTACCTGAGTCTGAACGCGCGCCAGCAATTGCATCAATATTGCAAGATACGGTATCGCAAGGGATGCGCGGAGGTAAGTCTGAAGGGGCTGGAATTAAGCATATCGCGACTATTCTTACCCCACAAAACGTGAAGGCAATTAGTCGATATTCTCCAGAACTTGGCAGGATTACAAGTTCATACGGAGAACTTGCACGAGCAGCAACAAAGCCACTTCGATATGTTGAACAGACAGGGCGCTCTATGCCAGCCATTAGCACTCTTGAGAAGGGCCTTCATCCAGTTTTAGAGAGCGTATTGTCTGGCGCTTTTCCAACCGCTGGCGCTATCGCAGGGTTCTCTGGAGGTGGTGTTATTGGAGCAATAGTGGGTGGCGCTGCAGGTGGAGCAATTGATGCAATAGCAAAAGGATCGATAGCGAAATTATCCGCAACCAGAAGCGGTCGTTACGCTATTGAAAAGGCTGTTCAAGAGGCAACAAAGGCAGTTAAGGTTGGGGCAAGTGATGGCGCATTAGCGGCGGCTGAACGCAGATTTATGGCAAATAAGGCCGCCGTAAAAGCAATACGCGATGCACTAGGAAACGAAGATTTCCAGCGTTTAGCAAGGGCTGGAATTGTGGCATCGCTAAGCGGAATAGCACAGGAGTAATTAATCATCCATGGATGGATTGAGCTTATCTCGTGTTGATGTGGCAATTTTACCAACATTTTTCAACCAAGATTTTAAGAAGGATATATCGTCCTTAATATCATGAATATCCTCATTCTTTATACGATTAACTTTATCCTCTAGGCTCTCTATAGAACGCTCAATGCTAGACAGATAGATTTTTAAGTCTCCTTGCTCACGTTCCAGTGAGGATTTGAGAGCCCAATATTCGTTTTCTAGAATTCCTATTTTTTTTGTTAGAGAGTGCATTCGATACTCATACACCCAACCAGAAACGACTAATGCAGCCAACAGAAACCATTCAAGCACACCAACCTCCAACCTCCTTAGTTTTGAGCAGGATACCATGAAAAAAGTTAACATTGGAAACGTACCAAAGATGCTCGTTCCGCTCTTTGAGAGCGGTACAATTGTGTTTTGTAGAGACTTTCCAGAATGGCAACGCCTGCATCAAAAACTTGGCGTTGACGTGCATGACTCGGACGCCAACGGAGCGTCTCATACAATGAGCAGCGAGAATGGTGTTTTGCATGTGATAGGCGTGTTCAATGGCAAACTATCTACTATTGCCCATGAGTGCGCTCACATGGCATTCGATATCTGCTCAAGGGTCGGCGTTGATGTTGAACCAGGAAGAGCCAACGAGACTTACTGCTACTTAATGAGCAGGCTTGTTGAGTTCTGCGAGCGACATATCAAAAAGCCGGAGTGACCCGGCTTGAGTATTACTTTTTGCTGTCTGGAGTTCGCTTATCCAATACCCAGCCATGACCTGGCTTTGTTGTTGGCGGAAGCCTTTCGTTGTCCTTGACGGTGGCAAAATTGTCTTTCTTACCGCCGCGTGGGCCAACCTCTTGGTATATTCCGCCGTTTTTCCTGTGTTTTCACCTGGTTTTTTCGCCATGATATACCTCAACATACACCCGTTATTGGGCGATTAAATATTGATCTCATTTTATAAGTAGTCAATATGGCCCAGGTAAATGCAAAAATTAACCCACCGTCAGGTGGTTTTTTTGTACAAATCCTTCAGCGTATCAAACACCATCTTCTTAACAAGTTCGGACTGCTCATCAGCGATGCGTTCCGCATCGTCTCGATAGCCTGAAATTTTGGATGGCTTTGATACAGCATCAGTCACTATCTGAACTAATTCTGAATTAAGAGAGCGGCCATTGGATTTGGCTCGCTGTTTTAGTTTTTCCTTTAATTCGTAAGGTAGCCGCAGATTAAATTGCGGGTCATCTCTTCCCATTCTTGATGCCTCGCTCTTGTGAGTGGATCGGCATCTTATTATCTGCTGGTTGCATCCTCAATAAGACCACGGTGGTCTTGTTGTATGATTGATTATGTATCACTGCAGTCATGCTGCAGCGATTACTTGTATCTGGAGCAAATTAAATGACAGATATTATAAATAGGAATTGTTATTTAATAATATTTGAAAATTAAAATCATGGACGATAGGAATAAAAGTAGTACTTGTCATTTTTAAGTGACGTATTCAGCAATTAAAATATATGCCTGTTGATCAAGATTCGTGCACGTTGTAAAATAATCGTTTTGTTTGTGTTGCATGATTTAAAATGGATAGAAGATTATTTTTCAAAACACTTGCATCTTTGTCTACAGTCATTCCTTTTTATTCAATTTCTAAGTTTTCAAACAGGATGACTAATATGCCTAATATAACCCCAAATGTTGTAATTGGGATGCCATCGCAACTCTTCACTATGGCTCGCTCTTTTAAAGCCGTAGCTAATGGCAAAATTTATATCGGTAAAATTGACACTGACCCGGTAAATCCTGAAAACCAGATTCAGGTTTATGTAGAGAGTGAAGATGGTTCTCACATTCCTGTTTCACAACCAATCATCCTTAACGCTGCTGGTTACCCTGTATATAACGGACAGATTGCCAAGTTCGTAACTGTGCAAGGCCATTCTATGGCTGTATATGATGCTTACGGTGCTCAGCAGTTCTATTTTCCTAATGTACTGAAGTATGATCCTGATCAGCTGCGGGACCAATTAGAAGACATTGATGGCGCTAAGAAGTATCCTGAGTTGCAAATGGCTCGATGGAGAGATAATGGTGATGTTCGTGGATTTGGTGCTGTTGAAGGTGGTGTTTTATTATGTGATGAATCGTTTAAAGACGCAGAAAGAACTGGGATCGATGTATATGTTCCAGAGGGAAGGTGGCGATTATCGACTCCTATGATCTTGGGTCAGAAGGGAAAATATTATGGTCCAGGATTACTTATTTTTGATAATGCAGAGTGGTGGAGGAGAGGAGGATCATCAGGTTCTGAATCTATAAATGAGCGTTATACATTGTTCTATAATTATAATGATAAAGGAGATGTGACATTAACTTATGACGGGATACCACAGAGTTTTACCTGGGTTGATGACAGGACAATAGAAGCTCCTGGTAGCTCAGTTAATGTAAGTGTCAGAATTAATATTGCCAATGGTTATTTAAAACTTGGGCCAGTGGCTGAATTTATTCGATCTTACAATCTTTGTGCCAATGGTGGCGGTGGTGAAAAACTAACCCCGGAGTTACCAGATCCAACAACAGCGCCAAAGGGTTACGATAATACAGCATTTGGCCCGCGAGCGTTACAGGATCTGACCGATGGTGTTAACAATACTGCCATTGGGTCAAAATCATTGATGAGTAATATTTCAGGAAATAATAATACCGGAGTTGGCTTCCTGACTTTGTATCGATGTACTGGAACAGGAAACACTGCTGTAGGTTCTGTTGCTGGCGAGTGGCTAACAACCGGGAGCTATAACTCATTCTTCGGACTTGGTGCAGGAGAAAAAGTTAAGGGCGGTAGATATAACGTTGGAGTTGGCTTTGAGGCCATGGCTGAGGCTCCAGATACTATTTATACAGTTGCAGTAGGATATCGGGCGAATGGAAATCCTGGAGATTACTCACAGTCTAATAGTGTATACGTAGGCTCTTTTGCCGGAGACTTCTCTATTGGTTCAAATAACACCATGGTTGGCTACAGAGCGGGAAACTGTCTTGGTGCTGCGGAGGCAGCAGGTACAGGGACTGGGCATGATAATGTTGGCATTGGAATGTTCGCAATGCGCAAGAATCTTGCCGGGAATGAAAGCGTTGTTATTGGTGCTGGAGCGGCAACCGAGTCAACAATTACAGATAATGTTGTTGTAATTGGTTATGGTGCATGCGGTGAAACTCAAACGCTAGGTTCATTTACCGTTTCTATTGGTCACATGGCACTTATAGCAGCAACGGGTGATAATAATGTTGCGGTTGGACAGCAGGCATTAAAAGGAACAACATCGGGAAGCAGTAACGTTGCAATTGGGTCTGGCTCTCTTGTCACAAATACAACCGGCGCATTAAACACGGCTATTGGACATAATTCAGGTAGATTAACTCAATCAGGGGAAAGCACATCATCACTTACCAACACAACAACTGTTGGCAATGATGCAAGAGTGTCTGGAAGTAATCAGGTGCAGCTTGGCAATTCTTCCACAACGACGTATGTATATGGAACTGTGCAAAACAGATCTGATGCGCGTGATAAAACAGATATCCGAGATACTTTGCTGGGGATTGAATTTATCCTTGGGCTTCGTCCTGTCGATGGTCGCTGGGATATGCGTGATGATTATATTGATGTTATTGAAAAGACAAGAATTGTACCAAAAAAAGTAGAACGAGATGTTGATGGAATTACTATATCAGCTATTGAGAATGTCGAAGAAAAATATCTTGAAGTAGTGCAGAAAACTCCTGACGGCAGTAAAAAACGTCAACGATACCATCACTGGTTTATTGCACAGGACGTATTGAAACTGTGTGAAAAATTAGGTGTTGAGTTCGGTGGGCTACAGCATCACTTGAAAAATGGTGGGGATGATGTTTACTCACTCGGTTACGATGAGTTTATCCCACCTATTGTTAAATCAATTCAGCAATGCTGGGAGAGAATTGATAATATAGAAAGACGTATCGAAGAACTAGAGATGACATTAAAAAAGAATAACTTAAATAAAATATGATATTCAACATAAAACAATATGAAATCTGCGTCGAAAAGGCGCAGATTGTTAATTAATATGGTTATGTATGATTTTTCGATGTAATTAACTAAGAGAATAATGTTGTCATGATGTTGGTGAGAAAATATTCTTGCACACAAAGCTTTGCACTGGATTGCAAGGTTTTGTGATATTCGATAGTTGTTAAGGCGGGTCACACCACCTTTTCATCAATCCAATCCGCCCACCACTGCATCATTTCTCTGCGCTTAACGTAGCGGATGCCTCACTATCACACGGTGATGGTTCGTTACTGGTTTGCAGAATGGATAGAGAACTGAGGATAAAAAGATATCCCAAAACTCTAAAATCTCATCTTTAGGATTTGCAGACAGGTAGGCATGAACAGATACCTACGCATGAAGATGGAACTAGTCCGGATGCGATATTTTTGGTGATCACGTACATCATCAACGAAGAGCGTTATGGTGAGTTTTATGACTGCCCGGTGATGTGAAAATTGCGATGTGTACCAAATTGTGTACCAAACTAAAATCATAAACCATGAAACCCTTACTCATGGCTGTTCTCAGGTGGGGTGCGTGTAATCGTGAAACAAAAAGGTAGATTGTTGCTTACCGTCATTCATCATTAGGTTAAATCCGTTATTTCTGCTGTCTGCCAGAGTATCAAATATCACCGTGCTAATCAGCTTTAGCGCGACAATTTGGCAGCGAGTGGCAACAGATCATGTCAGATAAAAATGAGATAGTAGTCACATTTTCTTGCACTTTATTCCAGCCAGTTCATAAGTATTTCCGTAAAAAGAACAGCTATTTGAAACACCTGAGGGTTTGCTGTTGAAACGCCGTCTTATTATTGCTGCTTCTTTGTTCGTTTTTAATTTATCGTCTGGTTTTGCGGCGGAAAACATTCCTTTTTCACCTCAGCCTCCAGAGATTCATGCCGGGTCCTGGGTATTGATGGATTACACCACCGGTCAGATTCTCACCGCGGGTAATGAGCATCAACAGCGCAATCCCGCCAGCCTGACAAAGCTGATGACGGGCTATGTCGTGGATCGCGCTATCGATAGTCATCGCATTACGCCAGACGATATTGTCACCGTGGGGCGCGATGCGTGGGCGAAAGATAATCCGGTGTTTGTCGGTTCTTCACTGATGTTTTTGAAAGAGGGCGATCGCGTATCGGTACGTGATTTAAGCCGTGGTTTAATTGTGGATTCCGGAAATGACGCTTGTGTTGCTCTGGCTGACTATATTGCCGGTGGGCAACGGCAGTTTGTTGAAATGATGAACAACTATGCCGAGAAGCTGCATCTCAAGGATACGCATTTTGAAACAGTGCATGGTCTGGATGCACCTGGCCAGCATAGCTCGGCTTATGATTTAGCCGTGCTTTCTCGCGCTATCATCCACGGCGAGCCCGAGTTTTATCATATGTACAGTGAGAAAAGCCTCACCTGGAACGGTATCACCCAGCAAAACCGTAACGGGTTATTGTGGGATAAAACCATGAATGTTGACGGCCTGAAAACGGGCCATACTTCTGGTGCCGGGTTTAATCTTATTGCTTCGGCTGTAGACGGGCAGCGTCGCCTCATTGCAGTGGTAATGGGGGCTGACAGCGCAAAAGGTCGTGAGGAAGAGGCAAGAAAATTACTGCGTTGGGGGCAACAAAACTTTACTACGGTGCAAATTTTGCACCGTGGGAAAAAGGTCGGTACGGAACGCATCTGGTATGGTGATAAAGAAAATATCGCCCTGGGAACGGAACAAGAGTTCTGGATGGTGCTACCGAAAGCCGAAATTCCACATATCAAAGCCAAATATACCCTTGATGGTAAAGAACTCACCGCGCCAATTAGCGCCCATCAGCGGGTAGGGGAAATTGAACTTTACGACCGTGATAAACAGGTGGCGCACTGGCCGCTGGTTACCCTGGAATCTGTCGGGGAAGGCAGCATGTTTTCCCGCCTGAGTGATTATTTCCACCATAAGGCCTGA